GTGGTCGATGCCAACATCTCTGGCAACGAGTGGTATCTGTTCGCGCCGACCAGCGCCGCGGCGGTCGCCGTCTGGGGCTACGTGGGCGGGGCGAATGGGCCGGAAGTCTGGGTTACTCGTGATGAGGATACCCGTGGCGTCATGATCCGCTGCGGCCTCGATTTCGCGGTTGGTGCCGTTGACTTCCGCGGCGCATTCAAGAACGCTGGCGCGTAATCGGCGCCTGGACAGGAGACTACGAGCATGAATAACTTCGTTTCCGATGGTGAAATCCTCCTGGTCACGGCGCCGTACAACGCCGATGCCGGGACGGGCGTCCAGGTCGGCAGCTACGTCTTCGGCGTGGCATGCACGGACCTGGTGAGTGGCGCGACTGGCCAGATCCAGACTTGCGGCGTGTTCGACCTGGCCAAGGTCAGCGCGCAGGCATGGACCGCCGGCGATACGATTTACTGGGACAACAGCGCCAAAAACTGCACGACCACGGCGTCAAGCAACCTGCCGATTGGTTATGCGGTGGCGGATGCGGCAAACCCGTCCAGCACTGGCCGGGTCATCCTCCAGCAGATCGGCATTGCTGGGGCCGGCGGCGAGATGGTCTGCCTGACCTACAACGGGCTGTCGTCCAAAGCCTCTGACGCGGCGGTTGCTCGCTTCGTGGCGCCGGTGGCCGGCACGATTACCCTGGTGCAGACGGTTCTCAACGGGGCTCTCGCCACCGGTGACGCAACGTTCACTGCGGCGATTGCTGGGACTGGCGTCACCGGAGGCGTGGTGACTGCTGCCCAGGCGTCGAGTGCTGCGGGCGATATTGACAGCGCGACGCCATCGGCGCTTAACACCGTGGCTGTCGGCGATCTGATCACCGTTACCGGCGGCGGCGCATCAACCGCGACGGCGACGGCGAATATCCAAGTGCTGATCCGCCGGGCCTAATGGCAACGCTGGCTGAACAGCTTGAGACCCTCCGCGCTCTCAGGGCGCGGGGGGTGTCTCAGACGACGCAATACGGTGTCGGGGCCGTACAGTACCGCTCCGATGCCGAGCTTGCGGCGGCCATCTCGGACCTAGAGCGCCGGATCGCCGCGGCGGATGCGACTTCAACGGCCGGTGATCCGATCATCATCACGGCCGGCAAGGGGTGGCTGTGACGGCTTTTGACGACATGCACGACGCGCTTTTTGCCGATCCCAACATCGGGATTGCTGCCACCTATCGGGTCGGCGGCGCCGGCGATGGCGTGGCCGTGCAGATTCTGCGCGAGATGCCGGATGTTACCCGCGAGTGGTCGCAGACGGTCATCGCCGCGGGGGCCGTTATCTTCCGGCTGCGGGTGGCGGACGTGCCAGAGCCTGAGCCTGGCGACACGATTGAGGTTGACGGCGATGTCTACGAGCTACTGGACACGGCGCCAATCCATGATGCGATGCGCCTGACGCAGACGGTTATTGCGAGGCAAGCATGAGGCTCGCTGCGGCACTGGTCGGCGATCTGCGGGAGTACATGGCGCGCGAGGCACGCAATGCTGACCGTGCGGTTACGGCAGCGGTCACGACGCACACGACGGGGCTCAAGGACGATCTGCGGCGGCGTGTTGAGGCCGCGGGGTTGAGCCGCCGGCTGGCCTTTACTTGGCAGGGCAAGGTCTATCCGCAGGGGCAGCAATCAATCAACGCTGCCGGCTGGGTCTACAGCAAGGCGCCTGAGATTGTGGGGGCGCACGCGCGGGGCGCGACCATCCGGGCCAAGGGCGTGCGCTTTCTGGCCATCCCGCTACCTGCCGCAGGCAAGTCGGGCCGCGAGCACATGACACCGAAAATCTGGGAGCGCAACACGGGGATGAAGTTGCGGTTTGTGCCGCGGCGCCGTGGTGGGGGGCTTTTGGTCTTAGATCGCGGCCGGCTCACAAAGCGCGGGGTCGCGCGTGTCGCGGGCTCGCGGGCCAAGGTCGTGGCCACGGTGCCGCTCTTTGTGCTCGTGCCGCAAGTGACGTTGCGTAAGCGGTTCGACATTGACGAGCCGGCGCGGAAGCATCTCGCGGCGCTGCCGGCGGCCGTTGTCGCGGAATGGGATAGGCTCAGTGGCAAGTAAGCGCGAGCGCGTCTTGGCCGCGGTGTTCGCCGCGCTGCAGGCTGTGCCGGGGGCCACGGTGCGGCGCAATGAGGCGCTGCCGCAGGTGGTGCCGGCCGGAGGGCTGGTCATCATGCGCGATGGCACGCCGGGCGAGCCGGACGTGACGCTTAACCCGCGCTCGGAATACTACTCTCACGCGATTGACGTCGAGGCGTTCGCGCCGGATAACGACAGCGGTGTGCTTGACGACTTGCTGCGGGCAATCGACGTGGCGCTGTCCACTGATGACAGCTTCGGCGGCCTCGTCGAGTATCTAGCGATCGGCGACGTTGAGGTTGACGCGTTTGCCGGCGATGGTGCGGCGCCTATGCTGGCCGCGCGGATCAATGTGATCGTGGAATACCAGACGAGCGGTGCGCTCGCGTAGGAGGCTGAGACGATGAGCAAGGCAAGAGCTTACGGCGCGGACGCGGTACTGCTTGCGGTGCCAGAGGTGACGTACGGCACGGCCCCGACCAGCGGGTACGCCGGCCTCGACTTCAAATCGTGTACCCTGTCAAGCGAACAGCCCCTTGGCGACGATCCGCTTTTGGGCCGAGGGCGCAACGCTCAGGACCCTTACCGCGGGCTGGTGACGGACGAGGGTGAGATTGAGATCCCGATCGATCGGCAGGGCATCGGCTTTTGGCTCACCGCGCTGTTCGGCGATCCGACCACGACCACGGTCAAGGCCACGGGCTACATTGATTTTTCTGCGCAGCCGGCCGCAGATAGCACCATCACCCTGAACGGCACGACCTGGACTTTCAAGGCATCGGGCGCCACCGGGGCGCAGACCAACATCGGCGTTGACCTGGACGCCACTATCACGGCGCTGGCCTCGAATCTCAACGCGTCGGCCGATACGCAGGTGGCGAAGTGCACGTACACGGCGAACACCACGGACGACCGGTTGGAGATTGAGTTTGATACGGCCGGCACCACTGGCAACGCATGGCTTGTCGTGGCAAGCGCTGCCAGCAACGGCACGGCGTCCTATGCGCACTTGACGGGCGGCGGATATTCCCATGTGTGGGAGAGCGGCGCCGATGAGATCCCGAGCTACACGATCGAGATCGGCCACCCGCAGTTGACCACGCCGATTTTCTTCCGGCACCTCGGCTGCGTCATGGACAGCCTGAGCTTCGACATGGGCCAGGAGGGGCCGGCGAATGCCACGATCGCGGTGGTCGCTCAGGGCGAGGAATCGGCGGCGTCGACGATCGACGGCACCCCCGACCGCTACACGCTGCAGCGGTTCTCGCAGGGCCGCGGGGCGATCAGGCGCTCGGGGTCGCAGCTCGGGAATGTCACGGCCGGCAGCCTGACGTTTTCGAACAACCTGGAGCGGGTGCGGGTCATCCGCGACGATGGCAAGATCCAAGCGGCGGACCCGACGCTCGCCACGTGCTCCGGGGCGATGACCGTGCGGTTCGACGGCGTGGGGCTAGAGATCCCCGCGGCATCCGGAGATCCGATCGTGCTCGAATACGGCTTCACTACGTCTGACGGGTGGTCTCTGACTTTCGACCTGCCGAGGGTGTTCTTGCCCAAGGCGAAGGCCGGCATCAGCGGGCCGGGCGGCGTCGAGGTCAGCTACGACTGGCGGGCCGCCTACGACAGCGTGAGCGAGACGATGCTCGTGGTCACGCTAGTAAATGACGTGGCGAGCTACTGACATGATCTGCCTGGCGCTTAAGCGCGAGCCTCACTGGCTCGACCTTGGCCACGGCGTGCGGGTGCACGTCCGGCCGTGCACCACGGCGCTGATGATGGCGGCGCGGCACGCGATTGCCGATGGCGGCGATCCGGCGGCCAGGTCGGCCCGGCTGGTGGCCGCGCTGGCTGGCCTCGCGGTCATGGACTGGGATGGCGTCGGCGACGAACTGGGCGACCCGATGCCGATCAGCCCCGAGGGCATCGCCGCGCTATTCGACCTATGGCCGATGGCGGAGGCGTTCGAACGGCTGTACATCGGGCCGGCGCTGCTGTTGGACGAAGAAAAAAACGCCTGACGGCCCTCGCTAAGTGGCACTTCGGCGGCGGGCCGGGTTACTGCAAAGGGTGTCGCGCGATGGGCAAAGCCTGCGTCTCGGACGGCACGTGCAGCTATGATGAGCACGCTCCGCGCTCGCACGAAGGGTGGCAGGCGTGGGACGTGCTGCAGCGCGGCCAGCTGCAGCTTCGCGCCGGGCCGTCCGGCCCGTTCGCGCTAGATCTTCCTGCGCTACTGCAGATAGGCGCTGCTAGCGGATACGACGCGGCGGCGCTTGCAGAGCTTTTGCCGGCCGGAGAGACAGGCATGGCCGCCGCGATGGCGGAAAGGGCGGACCATGGCGACGGCTGAAAAATCACTGGCCATCCGGCTGAGCGTCACTGACGGCGGCAAAGTAAAAGCCGCGCTGAAGGACGTCGGCGAGACCGGGCAGAAATCCCTTAAGCAGATCGAGGCGGCGTCGGCGCCCGCATCCAAGGGGCTGCTGGCGCTCAACGGCGTGACGAGCACCCTCCGCGGGCAGATTGATCAGCTCGCGGGCAGCGCTGGCGGGCTCGGGTCGGCACTGTCGGCGATGGGGCCGGCGGGGCTGGCGGCTGCGGCTGGTCTGGGTGCTGTCGTCGCAACAGTCGGCGTGCTGTATCGCGCTGCCGGCGAAGCTATTACCCGCTTTGGCGCGCTGACAGATCAGGCCGCACAACTCGGTGTGACGTTTGACCGCTTCCAGGGGTTGCAGTTCGGCTTTGCCGCGGTCGGCGTCGATGCCGATCAACTGACGCGCGCGCTCACGAAGCTCAACGACGCCATCGGCCAAGTGATGCGCGATGGCGCCGACGCGCCAAAGGAGACGATCGAGGCGTTTGATCGGCTCGGCATTTCATACCGTGACATTCATGCAGTTGCCGGCGACACGCACGAGGTCTTGCTCCTCGTCGCGGACGGCATGTCGCGGCTCGGCACGCGGGCGGAGCAAACGGCCGCCGCGGCTGATCTGTTCGGCGTCAAAAACGCGAAGCTGATTGACGAGATTGCCAAGGGGCGCGGCGTCATTGATGGGTACGCCGTGGCTGCGGAACGCTCAGGAGCGGTCTTGAGCGGTGACGTTGCGCGCGCTGCTGATGAGGCTGGCGACCGCCTCGATCAAGTGACGCTTGCGATGAATACGCAGTGGGCGGAGTTGTCAGCCCGGTTGATCCCTGCGCACGTTATGCTTGCCGAGGCGCAACTGTCGCTTGTGCGCGGCGCGAATGACGCAGGATCGGCGTTCGCTGGCCTCGACACGTGGTTTACTCGCGCGCTGGCCAGGCTGCACCCGCTTACCGCGGGGTTCGCCGCGCTCTATCAGGTAATGCGGCAGGTTGCGGGGGCTGGTAATCAGCTTGCCGGGTCGCAAGTGGCTGAGATCGCCGCGCCGGACGATCTGGACCGGCTGAAATACTCGGTTGACGCGGCAGGGGCTGCGGCGCGCGGCCGGGACATGGCGCCAAAGCTTGCTGCTGACGAGCGCCAGCGCGCGGCGGCAAAGGCGGCTGAGGAAGCGGCGAAAAAGATCAAACGTGGAGGCGCCGACCCGGCCGCGCGTGCCGCAGAGCAAAACGCTAAGCTCATTGCCGACATGCAGCGGCAGTTGACGGACGCGGCGGCCGGCGAGCGGCAGCAATACATCGGCCAAGCAACGTCGCGTCTATCCTCGGGCGCGACTGAGGCACAACGCAAGGAGGTCGAGCGGCTTGCTGGCGCCCTTTACGACCAGAAAGAAGCGACTGAGGCGGCGGCCAAGGCCACGCGAGAGGCGGCCTCGGAAGTTGATCGCAACCGTTCTGCAGCCGAGCGGCTCAACCAGGAGTTTGAGACCCTAGACCAGACGCGGGCGCGGCAGATTGCGCAGGTAGAGGAACTATCGCGGGTCGAGGACGAGCACGGGAACGTTATCCTCGGGCAGGCGGAGAAGCGCCGGGCTCTGGATGCCGTCGACCAACAATACTACGCAGCGATCGACCGGATGCAGCAAGACGCGGCCGATGCTGAGCGGCGTCGTCTGTACGAGAGCCGGGAATTCGGCGACGGGCTGCGGCGCGGTGTAGCCGACTGGGTATCGGACGCCACGGACGCGGCGGCCATTGCCGAGCGGTCGTTTGCCACGGCGGCGGACGGCATGGCCGATGCCATCACGGAATTCACGATGACCGGCAAGGCGGACTTCGCCGCCATGTCCAAGGCCATCATAGCGGAGATCAAC